CCCGGCGAGGCCGGAGAACCCGGAGGCGATGCCGGAGAACGCCGAGGAGAAGGCTTTCTGGATGGGCCCGGCGAACTGCTCGACCTGCGTGATCATCTTCGAGAGGACCGGCAGCATCCCGGTACCGAGCTTGATCAGCAGGCTGTCGAAGCCAGCCTCGATCTGCTTCCACTGGAAGCTCAGGGTGGTCTTCACCTCGGCGAAGCCCTGCACCTGGCCCTTGGCGTCCGCTGTGGCCTTGCCCATCGCGGTGATCGTGTCCGCAGTGGACTGGAAGTTCTGGCCAACCGTCGCCAACGCCGCGTTCGCGCCCGGAGCCGTGCCCATCAGCAGCTTCAGCGCGGCCGCGAACTCGGGGGTCCCCTCCTTGCCGGCCTTCGACGCGGCCTGCGACAGGTACTCCATCGCGTCGGTCAAGCCGTTGGGCCCGTGGAGCTTGGCCTTCAGCTCCTCCCCGGAGACCCCGTACTCGTCGAACGCCTTCTGCATGGTCTTCGTCGGGTTCAGCAGGCTGCGTAGCGCCTGGGCGAGGTTCTGGCTCGCCCGGTTGGCCGTGAACCCGTGATTGGTCATGTTGCTGAGCGCGGCGCCGACGTCGTCGAAGGAGATGCCCGCGGCCGACGCGGCGGGGACGATCGAGGCGAACGCGCCGGCGAAGTCCTGGAGGTTGGTCTTGCCGTGCGCGACCGCGGTGATCATCTTCGAGGTGATGTCCGCGGCCGAGGACGCCTTCAGGTGGTAGTCGACCAGCACGTCCGTCAGGGCCTGCGCGACCGTGGTGGTGTTGGCGCCCTCAGCCGCCGCGCCCTGCGCCGCCGCCTTCAGCACCGTCAGGCCGTCCCCGGCGTGGAACCCGGCGGCCTCGACGTAGTACATCGATTTCGCCAGGTCCTGCGCCTTCACCCCGACCGAGGCGGCCATGTTGAGCATGCCGTCGCGGACCATGCCGAGGTTCTTGTTCTGCTCCCCCGCCGAGGTCACCAGCTGCACCGTGGCGCGCTGGTAGTTCGCGGCCATCTTCACTGACTCGACGCCGACCGCGGCCAGCCCGGCGACGCCGACCGTCGCCATGCCGCCCAGCGCGGCCTTCAGCCCGCCGGCGTCCGCGCGGGCGCCCTCGAACGCGGCCTTGGACATGTTCTTGCCGGTGATGAGGATCTCAACGAGGTTCCCGCTCATCGTCGCGTCGTCCTCTCTCCTCGATCGCCAGCAACCGGATCAGTTCGGCGTCTTCCTCATAAAGCTGGGACGGCAGGCAGCCGAACCTTTCGCAGACGCCGAGGATGAAATTCGCTCGTTTCAGCTCGCCAGGCTCTGTGACAACGTCTCCATCGGGAGTGATTCCTCCGGGAAACTCTCGCCACTGGTCGAGTCTTTTCCCAGTGACTCACTGATCCCGGACATCGCCTGAGACCACGCGGTGAGAACCGCGTAGATGAACGGCAGGTCCTGCGCGAGGAGATTCGCCGTGGTCGGCTCGACCGGGCGGCCCTCCTCGTCCTCGACGTTCCACTCGACGATCCCGCTGGCGAGGAGATCGACCATCTTCTCGATCGCCTCGGGCGCGAAGTCGTCATCCTCCGCGCCGGCGAGCTCGGACCCGAAGCGCTGGAGGTCCATGAGCTGGCCGACGGACACGGACCGGGTGGTGATCTCCAGGCCGTCCAGGTCGGTGGTCTTGTCGAACTTCAGGCGGTACTGGGTGCGCTTGGGCGTGAATCCCACGGTCGGGTCTCCGGTCTGCTGCGGATGGGTCAGGTGGGCGGGCGAGGAGCAGCTACGACCAGGTCGGGACGGCCCCGTTGGCGAGCGACCCGGGCACCGACCAGGTGAGCTCGCCGGAGTTGTTGCGGGTCAGCGAGTAGTCGGTGAGCACGCACGTCGGGGTGAGGGTCTTGCCGTTGGTGACGATCGTGATCAGCCGGTTCACGGACGTCGACGGGATGGTCTTGAAGACGTCGTGCTCGGCGTTCGTGGCCGGGTTGAAGACGCCGTTGAGGGTGATCGTGAAATCCGCCAGGAGCAGCAGCCGCTCGTGCGCGGACTTGTCGATGCCGGTGACGTCCTGCACGCCGCGCGGGGTGGCGAACTGGAGGTTCGTGATGTCGTTGATGATCGCCTGCTGCGCGTTGCTCGCGTCGTCGACGGAAAGCGTCGTCCAGCCGAGTCCGGTTACCTTCGCCACTGTGCGTCACGCCCTTTCTGCTATTTGTGGTTGAGGAGGAAGTATTCGAGGATCCCGAGAGCGATCTGGACGACCACGAACGCGCCGACGAGCTTGTACTGGAAGCGCTCCAGGCTCCGTATCCGGCTCTCGTGGTCGTCCTGAGTGCGGGTCACGTCCTTGTGCTTCTCCTGGAGCCCCTCGACCGCCGTTAACGTCTTGGAGACGTCCGCCCGGGTCGCCCTCAGCTCGGCCCAGATGTCGGCAGCGGTGATCGTCACTCCCAAGGGGGCCGCGGGCATGATGGGCTCGGTCAACGGGATCAGCCCCGCTCGATCGCCGTGGCGATGCGGTCCTGGTGCTCCGCGAAGTCCTCCTGCCAGTCCGCCGCGCTGGTATGCCGCCGCACCGCGCCGGTCGGGTTGCCCCGCCAGTCCCCGTCACGGCGCAGGAAGTGCTCCGGTCGGTCGATCCGCGTGCGGTGCTGCCGCTGCCTGAAGCACGCCTGGCCCGGGGGGAAGGTGAACGCGGTCAGCCCGGACGGCTCGCGGTCCTCGGTGAAGGAGTACCGGCCGCGCAGCTCGCGGCGGATGTACGCGGCGTGCCCCTGCCCCTCCGGGGTCGACTCGTCCAGGCGCGTGACCCAGCCCTGGAGGTAGTCGGGGCAGTCCACCTCCGCGCACGAAGCCGGACGGAAGTGCGTCGCCAGCGGGGTGACGATCTGGTAGGTCCGGTACGCGCTGACGGGCATGACGGGCGCGAGCCGCATGCCGTCCGGGCTCTGAATCGTCTCCATCAGAAGGTCACCGCCACCTTGTTCTTGACCAGCACGACGTTGAAGGTCACCGACGTGAAGCCGCCGGAAGTCGAGGTCACCGCGCGCACGTACTGCCGTACCGTCGCGGTCCCGCCCACCGCGATCCTCTGGGTCTTGTTCGCCGCAGTGATCTGCGTGAACCCGCCGCCGGCGAGCGCGGTGAAGGTCGTGTTATCGGCGGAATCTTGGAGCGAGATCGTCACGTCCGTGCCCGTGAACGCCGTGACCTGCAAATACGCCTGGAAGCCGAAGGACGTGGCCGCCGAGAAGTTCACCGACGCGCCGTTCGTCGCCGCGGTGTCCGTCCGCAGCCCGGCGGTGAGCTGGGTGCCCCACTCCAGGCCGTAGCTGTTGGCCTGGGCCTGCACGGCGACGGTCAGCTCGCCCGAGTTGGTCCTGGTCGGGTCGTAGTTGATCTGTTTCGCGTTCAGGCACGCCCCGGGGTTGCCCAGCGTCGTGCCCCGCGCGTACGTCAGCAGCGTGTCCGCCGTGGGCAGCGCGGAGAGCACCGGGTGCGCGTTCGTGGGGTCGAAGTACGAGGTGAAGTCGATCGCCCCGTCCCGCAGCCCACCGAGGCGCGAGTGCGCGGACTGGGTGATGTCCGTGACATCGATGAGCGCCGGGCCGCCGGAGATCTTGCCCAGGGCCTGGATGTCGCCGGACAGGTCATGGCCGCCGACGTAGAAGTTGTCGCCAAGGCCGTTGCTCTTCGCCACGCTGCTCCTCCAATCTAGGCGGCTTGCGCCCACAGGTCGTTGACGATGACGGGCAGCGTGATCGTGTAGACCCGGTACGTGGTGCCGGCCATCTGGAGGTAGCCCGCGGCGGCCTGGAGGGGCGCGCCGTGGGCGCCGAACAGGTCGATGTCGCGGACCTCGCCGCCGAGCTGGAAATCGCCCGAGTACGCCGACAGCAGCACGTCGACGGCCGCGACCATCTGCGGGTCGATCGCGTCCAGGGGCTGCTGCACCGCGCTGGTGTAAATGCGGACGTTGAACTCGATCCGGCCGGTGGTCGCGGTGAGGCCGGAGCCGGCCGGGACGGGCCCGATGTGGTTGACCCACACCGCGCAGGTCAGGCCGCCGGTGGCGGGCGGGCTGAAGGGCTCGTTGCCGTTGACCGCCTCGAACAGGCCGGTCTGAGACGCCTTGGATTCGATCGCGGCGAGAATCCCGGAGATGTCGATCATCGGCTCACAGCTCCGCGACGGTTCGGGCGACGTGCGCGGCGATCACGGCCTTCGCTTTCTGCGCCATGCGGTTCCTGACGATCCGGAACGTGTGGTAGCCGCGGAACTTGGTCACCGGGTAGTTCCGGGATCCGACGCCCTCCAGCCACGGCCCGTAGATGACCATGTCGTCGTGCACGCGGTAGGTGTAGACGCCCTCGCGGTCGGCCTTGATGTGGGACTCGTAGTAGCCCGTGGGGTGCTGGAGGACGTGGTCCAACTGCATGAGGACCTCGTGCTTGGTGTAGTCCGCGACCTCCGCGACAGCCGTCTGGAGCAGCCGATCCACGATCGGCGTCGCCAGGCCGCGCACGGTCGCGCCCTCCAGGCGCACGTTCAGGCCGTAGGGTCCAGCCACGTCAGATCACCCTCGTCCTGTTCTTGCGCCCGTAGGTGGTCTCCGCCTCGTCCCACAGGTCCGCCAGCCCGGCCCCGAGGTTGTGGCCGCCCGCGCCCTCGCTGGACGCCTCCGCATAGCCGCCGGGCTCCTGAAGGATCCGGTTCTCGCACTCGGCGATCGCCAGGTCCTGGATCAGCGCCGGCACCCGGTGGATCGAGACCGCCGCGGCGTTGCTGTGGGACGCGGCGGTCGTGCCGAGCTGCCCGCGCAGGACGGTGAGCTGCCGGGAGGCGTAGATGTGCGCGCCGGTGGCGTGGGTGGCCAGCACAGTGCCGTCCCACGCCCTCTTGACGGTGGCGAGGTTGCCGGTGATGTCGACGATGAGCATCCGCTCGGAGTCGACCTGGATCACCTCGTCCAGGTTTAGCGCCGCGCCGTTGGGCACGGTGAGGCCGACGTCGGCGGCTGAGGCGGTGGTGACGCCGCTGCTGATGGTCTGGCCGGTGTCGACGTTCGCGCGGTCTTGCACGATCATGCGCTCGGAGTCGATCACGAGGATGTTGCCGACGCCGACGGCGCCGCCGTTGGACACGGTGACGGCCGTCACGGACGCGTTGACGCTGGTAGCGAGGCTCCCGGCCGGGTCGGTGTCCGCGCCGAAGCCCCAGGTGCCGGTGATCGCGGTGTCCCGCTGCGGGGTGCTGCTGACGCCGAAGCTGTAGTTCATGTCCCGGCGCAGCTCCAGGTACGTGAACGGCGGCCCCGAGTTGACCGGCTCGAAGTTGCACGCCGACAGCGGGATGCTCGTGCCGCCGGTCGTGACCGACGTGGCCTGGACGAGGTCCCACTGGTCGAACCAGATCCGCCACGGATACGCGTACTGGAAGTTCGGCCAGTCGAAGTACCGCGTGGTGTCCAGCGGATAGAAGTACCTGTGGAGATGGCCCTCCACGTTTCGCGCGGTGGACTGGATCGCCCGGTCGATCTGCCAGTTGCTGCGCGCGGTCTCCTTCACGTCCAGGGCGCGCTTGACCTGCTCGCGGGAGCAGTACGCGGGCGTGGTCACTGCCATGTGACCTCCCACGCCTCGTCAACGGCCGTCAGCAGCCCGCAGCTGACGGGCCGCCACTGGCCCCAGGTCCACACGCCGTGCCCGTCAACGACCATGGCGTGCCGCTGCTCCAGGTCGAGGGCGGCGATGACGCCCGTCAGCAGGGCGTCAGCAGGGCGGGCGTCAGCGAGGAGGACCCCGGCGAGGCCGTGCGTGGCGGCGGCCTCCAGCGTCGCCGCCAGGGTCGCCCCGGCGTCCTCGTGCCGCGCCGTACGGCAGTAGAGCGCCAGCACGTCCGCGTCGCTCACCTGGCGGCCCGTGAGGCGCAGGGAAGCGGCCAGGGCCTCCGCCGCGCACGACGCCACATCCACGCCCGGCGACCACTTCGACGCCTTCGCGTGCTCGTGGTGCTGGCCGACGGTGTGCACGTGACGCTTCGCGTGGGCGCCGGCGCTCTGCCACTTCTTCTCGGCGGCGATCTGCTTGGCGGACGGCTTGTGCTTGCCGTGGGAGTTGTGCTTGTGGCTGCCCGCGTGCTTGGTGCGGTGCCCGTGGTGGCCCTTCACTGCTGTCCTCCTCTCCGCCGATCAGGTCGTGCTGGTGATGCGCTGCGCCTACGGAAGGCCCGAGTACGCCCCGGGACCCTCCGCGACGCCGTCGAACAGGCCCGCCGGAGGCTCCGGCCGCACCCAGTCACGCGGGTACGCCCAGCCGTCGAACCGGCAGAACCAGATCCCCGTCTCCGACGGCGGCCCGGGCAGCAGGGGCTCGCCGCAGCGCGGGCAAGCGGTCGGCGGACCCACCACCATCGGGTCACGCTCGAACTCCGCCCGGGCTGTCCGGCGGATGTCGAGGAGCTGCCACCAGGACACGTCAGTCCCCTGCCGTGTCCTCGGCGTCGGCGTCGGTCGGGGCGTCGGCCTGCGCCTGGTCGTGCTCCACCAGGCGCGCGACGAGCTGCTCCTTCGACCCGGAGACCGGCAGCCCGCGGTCGCGGAGCTCGGCCTTCAGGTCCGCGACGGGCTTGTCCTCGTGCGGCACGTCCGTGGCCGCGTCGCCGCCGTCAGCAGGCCCGTCAGCGGGCTCGCTGACGTCCGGCTCGGCAGGCTCCTGAGCAGCGTCAACGGGCTCCAGGGGCGCGTCAGCGCCCTCTGGCTGCACGTACCCGGGCTCGCCCGGCTGGGCCGCCGCGTTCGACGGCCCACCAGCGACCGTGATCCTCGGCACGGTCCCCTCCTCTTCCTTGACCCTTTCGGCGAACAGCGGCGCGACGGCCTGGCACTGCGGGCAGCGCAGAAGGCCCACCGCGAACCGGCATCCGCACCCCGGACACAGCTCGATGGACACCGGCTCAGACCGCCGTCACGGTCACGCCGGTGTCGTACGGCACGTACACCAGGTCGTAGCTGATGCCGCCCGTCGTCGACGCCGAGGTGGTGACCGAGATGGTGCCCGGCTGCACCAGCCACCCCTGATGCCCCGGCACCTGCACCGCCGCGCCCGCGTTCGCGCCGACCACCAGCGCCGACCCCGGCGTGAGCGGCAGCCCCAGCAGGGTGCCGACTTCCTTGGAGGTGATCGCCGTCGCCGTCGCGATGTCCGTCGCCGTGCCGCTCGTGGGGGTGTTGGTGACCTTCAGCGTCGTCGCCGTCGCTCCGATCGCGGTGGTGACCTGGCCGGTCAGTGCCACCAGCAGGCACCGGCCGCCAGCGATCGTGAAGATGTTCTGCGACGCGGTCTGCGGGATCGTGGTGTGCAGGGTGTTCTGCACGTACAGACCCGCAGAGAT